CGGACCTCTGTCCGGCCGCGTTGAACGAGGACTACATCAGGGAGTTCACCGAGTTCTTCGGCGGCAAACGCAGCAACGTCAGCCCGCAGGCCTGGTTTGCGGACGTGACGTTCGTTCCTGACGCCCGCACCGAGGAGTTGATCAAGCAGTCGTGCGAGGGAGGGCGGCTGGCGATGCCGATCATCGAGTCCCATCCCAGGTTCGGCCGGGTCTTCCACACGCTGCTGATGGGTGGCGCCATCCATAGGAAAGTCATCGCCAGGGAATTCGACCCGCCGGCAAGCGCGGTCACCAGGCAGCGCGAAGAACGGCAGATGGAGGACGCCATCTGCGAATCCCTGGAGCGGACAGGCGTTGTGTTTGAGCGACAGGTGCCGTGCGGCATAGGCATCGCCGACATCGTGACCGAGTGTCGGGTCTACGAGGTGAAGAAGCTGCTCAGCCGCCAGACCATGTTCCACGCCGTCGGTCAAGCGCTGGCCTACAGCAGGACCTTTGATCCGGTTCTGACGCCGGTGGTCATCGGCAGGCTTACCGCCGACGCGGTGGAGATCGCACGAGCGGCCGGCATCCTGGCCTTGGACTACCGCACGGCTCTTGAGAAAGGAGATCTGTCGTGACAATCCCGGACTACCGGATGATCAGCCTGAATGATATCCGCATTGATGGCGGCACCCAGCAACGGCCTCTGTGTCAGGAAGCGTTGCGGGCCTATGAGGAGCGGCGACGGGCTCACGAGGACTTCCCCGCTCTCCAGACTGTCTTTGACGGCAAAGACCACTGGCTCTGGGACGGCTTTCACCGCTACCACGTGGCGCGCAAGGTGGGCGACACCGTCGTCATGGTGGAGGTTACCAAGGGCACTCAGCGCGACGCCGTTTGGCTCAGCTTCAGCGCCAACAAAGATCACGGGGTGCAGAGACCGAGAGACTGTGCCGTGGCGATCCTCAAGCGCATCTTCCTCGACCCGGAATGGGCCTCCGTGCCGCAGACGGAAATTGCCCGACACGTCGGTGTCACCGCGACCATGGTGTCGCGGGTCCGCGCATCATTTTCGCGCGAAAATGATGTGCAAAGTACGGCCACGCCTGAAGTTACGAAGACCGTCACCCGCAACGGCAAGACCTACACCATGAAGACCGGTCGCATCGGCCGCAAGCCCAGGGGCAGCGTCAGCCGTCACGCCATGAAGCCCGTCCGCACGGGCCGCCCCATGATGAAGAAAACCGCTTTCGAACTGCCGCACGACCCGGCGTCGGCGGCCAACACGCTCGTTTCGTTCTTCGACCGCGCCTTCCTCGAAGGCCTGGTCGCCGAACTGTCCCGTCACCTCAAGACCCAAGGAGAATGAGTATGAACGCAACCGCAGAAGCCGTCGTGTCCGCGCCCGAGCCGAACATGGTCCGCATGACCATCACGCCGGCCCAGGCCGCCAACTGGCTGGAGCACGCCAACAACCACAACCGCAGCGTCAGCGACCGGGTCGTCCAGCAGTACGCCCGCGACATCAAGGCCGGCCGCTGGCACCTGACGCACCAGGGCATCGCCTTCGACCCGCGCGGCAACCTCCTCGACGGCCAGCACCGCCTGTGGGCCGTGGTCGAGGCCGGGGTGCCGGTGGAGATGCACGTCTGGTTCAACGTCGCCTCGGTCGCCCAGATGGTCACCGACGTCGGCCGCATCCGCCGCCTGGCCGACAACCTGCGCCTCGGCGGCGGCCTGCCCAACGCCGGCACCAACGAGCTGGCGTGCCTCAGGGCCATGCTGGGCCGGGGCAACTGCCCGCCGCTGACGCCCGAGGAGGCCCGCCAGGCGATGGAGCGGCATGGCGAGGCCGTGGCCTTCGCCACGGAACATCTTGCGCCGATCAAGCAGCGCGGCATCCTCACGGCCGAGGTCCGGGCCGTGGTGGCGCGGGCCTGGTACTCCGCGGACCTCGCGCGGCTGAAGCAGTTCTGCGAGGTGCTGCGGACCTGCGTGGTCGAAGAGCCCGCCGCGAAGACCGTCATCCTCCTGCGCACGTTCCTGGGGACCCGCGGAGGCGGCGGAGCCACGGTCCGCCAGGAGCGCTACGGCAAGACCGAGCGGGCGCTCGCGGCCTACCTGCAGGGCCAGGAGCCGCTGGTGAGGCTCCACGGCATGGCCGAGGAACTCTTTCCGCTGCCGGAAGAGGAGAAGGTCAGCAAGTGATTCAGTTGCGTCCCTACCAGTCCGAGGCCGTCGAGTCCGTCTACCGGCACCTCCGGGATCACGACGACAATCCCGTCGTCGTGATCCCGACCGGGGGCGGGAAGACCCCCGTCATGGCCGCCATCTGCCGCGACGCCGTCGACCGGTGGGGCGGCCGGGTGCTGGTGCTGGCCCACGTGAAGGAGCTCCTCGAGCAGACGGCCGGGACGCTCCAGCGGATGGCGCCGGAGATCAGGATCGGCGTCCACTCGGCGGGCCTCAAGCGCCGCGACACCGAGCATCCGGTCATCGTGGCCGGCATTCAGTCGGTCTACAAGCGGGCCTGCGACCTCGACCGCTTCGACGTCGTTCTGGTCGACGAGGCCCACATGATTCCGCCCGAGGGCGACGGCATGTACCGCACGTTCCTGGCCGACGCCCGCAAGGTCAATCCGCACCTCAGGGTCGTGGGCCTGACGGCCACGCCGTTTCGGATGACGACGGGGATGATCTGCCAGCCCGGTCACTTCCTCAACGCCGTCTGCTACGAGGTCGGCGTCAAGGAACTGATCGTTCAGGGTTACCTGTCGCCGCTCAGGAGCAAGGCGGGCGCCGTGCGGGCCGACACCTCGGGCCTGCACGTCCGCGGCGGCGAGTTCGTGGCCAGCGAGGTGGAGTCGCTCATGGACGTCGACGCCCTGGTCCGCGAGGCCTGCGCCGAGATCGTCGGCGAGACCCAGGACCGCCGGGCGGTGCTCATCTTCGCCAGTGGCGTGCAGCACGGCCTCCACGTGGTCGAGGCCCTGAAGCGCGACCACGGCGTCGAGTGCGGCTTTGTCACCGGCATGACGCCGACGAGCGAGCGGGATGCCGTCATCGCCCGCTTCCGCGGCCGGGGCGGCAAGGACCTCTTCGCCGACCAGCGGCCGCTGAAGTACCTGTGCAACGTCAACGTGCTGACGACCGGCTTCGACGCCCCGAACGTCGATTGTGTGTGTCTGCTCAGGCCGACGATGTCGCCGGGGCTTTACTACCAGATGGTCGGCCGGGGCTTCCGCCTGTGCGAGGGCAAGGCCGACTGCCTGGTCCTCGACTTCGGCGGCAACATCCTGCGGCACGGCCCCGTCGACGCCCTGCGCCTGGCCGACCCCCGGTGCGGAGGCGACGGCGAGGCCCCGGCCAAGGAGTGCCCCGAGTGCCGCGCCGTCGTGCATGCGGCCTACAGCGTCTGCCCGGAGTGCGGCTACGAGTTCCCGCCACCGGAGCGCGACAAGCACGACACGCGGGCCTCGACCGAGGGTGTCCTGTCCGGCCAGGTCACGAACACCGATTACGAGGTCACCGACGTGGCGTATTACGTCCACGTCAAGCGCGGGGCCGATGCTGATCATCCGCGCACCATGCGGGTCGAGTACCAGGTCGGCTGGAACGAGTGGGTCAGCGAGTGGGTCTGCATCGAGCACACCGGCTACGCCCGCGGCAAGGCCGAGGCCTGGTGGCGCGAGCGCTGCGACGAGCCGGTGCCCGACAGCGTGGAAGAGGCTGTGGAGATCGCCAACGCTGGCGGTCTGGCACCGACGCTGGGCATCACCGTGCGCCGCGTGGCGGGCGAGCGTTACGACCGCATTGTTGCCCATCGCCTGGGGCCGAAGCCCGCGTGGGAGCCGGAACCGGAGTATGTGCCGGCGGACGACGACCTGATTCCTTTCTGACGGAGGTGGGCGTGGCAAACAACCGTGAGATTGTCCGGCTGGTCGCCGAGGTCCTGAAGCTGACCATGGCCATCGACGCCGACGAACTGAAGCGCGCCGTCCAGGCCGCTCACGAGTGCGACGGCGAGATGATGACGGATCCGCCCGAGCGCTTCGAGGTGAGCCGCCAGGCCCTGCGCATGTTCTGGCATTTCCGGTGCAATCTGGAAGCCGTGCTCATCACCGTCGAACCCGAGGCGGCGGTCCCCGCCGCCGAGGAGGAGCAATGATCGCCGAAGCTGCCACAAAGTGTCTGCGGGCGGGCCTGTCGGTCCTGCCGGCCCGGCTCGACCGCAAGTGCCCGGTCCTGGCCCGCTGGAAACCCTACCAGGAGCGGCGACCCACTGAGGCCGAGACGGCGGCTTGGTTCGCCAACGCCCAGGAGGCGCTGTGCCTCGTGACCGGGGCGGTGTCGGGGAACCTCGAGCTCCTGGACTTCGACTGCCAGGCCGAGGCCTACGGCCCCTGGGCGGAGCGGGTGCGGACGAGGCTGCCGGGCCTCCTGGAGCGGCTGCTCCTCGAGCGCAGCCAGTCGGGCGGACGGCACGTCGCCTACCGCGCCGCCTCGGCCGTGCCTGGCAGCATGAAGCTGGCCCGCAAGGTGATCGTCGTGGCCGACGCCGCGCCGGTCGTCTACCGGGGCAAGACGTTCACGCCGCGCTGCGTCGGCGGCCGCTGGCAGATCGAGCCGGTGCTCATCGAGACCCGCGGCGAGGGTGGGCTGTTCCTGTGCGCCCCGTCGCCGGGCTACGTTCTGGAGCAGGGTGACTTCGCGGCCCTGCCGGCCCTCACGGACGATGAGCGGGCCGTGCTGCTGGAGGCCGCCCGCGAGCTCGACGAGCTGCCGCCACCGCCCGCCGAGCCTGTACGCGGCACCGGCGGCGCTGCGCACACGGCCGTCAGTGACGGCGACCGGCCCGGTGACGATTTCAACCAGCGCGGCGACGTGCGGGCTGTGCTCCTCAGAAACGGCTGGAAGAAGGTCCGCGACGGCGAGAACGAGCACTGGCAGCGGCCGGGCAAGACCGAGGGCAACAGTGCCACGCTGAAGGAAAACGTCTTCTACGTCTTCACCACCAGCGCCGCCCCGTTCGAGCCCAACCACGGCTATCCGCCGTTCGCCGTGCTGGCCATGCTGGAGCATCACGGCGACTTCACCGCCGCGGCATCAGCCCTCAGGGCCGAGGGCTACGGCGCCACGAGCGACGAGTCGGGCGTCGACCTGTCGGGCATCCTGGCGACGGTCGAGCCGCCGCCGGTCGAGCCGGCCGCGCCGCTCCCGGAGAATCCAGGGCCACTGCCGGAAGAGTTGCTGCGCGTCCCCGGCTTCATCTCCGAGCTGATGGACCTCACGCTCGACACCGCGCCCTACCCCAACGTGGCGATGGCCAGCGCGGGGGCGCTCACCTTCCTGGCCTTTCTCACCGGCCGCAAGGTCCGCGACACCGGCGACGTCCGCACCAACCTGTACCTGTTGGGCCTGGCGAGTTCCGGCGCGGGCAAGGACTGGCCGCGGCGCGTCAACGGCAAGATCGCCGACCTGGCGGGCCTCTCGCGCTGCCTCGGCGACAGTTTCGCCTCGGGCGAAGGCCTGCAGGACGCCCTGTACCTGACGCCCGCCATGCTCTTCCAGACCGACGAGATCGACGGGCTCCTTCAGGCCATGAACAAGTCGCGCGACGGCCGCTTCGAGGCCATGATGAAGTCGCTGCTGACTTTCTACACCAGCTCCAGTTCGAAGTACTGCATGCGCCGCAAGGCCGGGCAGAAGGACGCCGGGGAGATCGACCAGCCGCACCTGGTGATCTTCGGCACGGCCATCCCGACCCACTACTACGCCGCCCTCTCGGAGCGGATGCTCACCAACGGCCTCTTCGCCCGCATGATCATCGTCGAGGCCGGGAAGCGCCCCGCGGGCCGGGACGCCAAACTCATCATGCCGTCCGAGCGGCTGCTGGAGACGGCCAGGTGGTGGGCCGACTTCCTGCCGGGCCGTGGCAACCTCGAGAAGTTCCATCCCGAGCCGCGAATCATCGAATACACCGGCGACGCCCGTGAGGCCCTCGCCGAAACCCGCCGCCTGGCCGACCGGGCCTACGATGAAGCCGATACCCGCAGCGATGAGGCGGCCAAGACCGTCTGGAGCCGCGTCAACGAACAGGTGCCCAAGCTCGCCCTCCTCCACGCCGCGAGCGAGAACCACCGCGAGCCGCTCATCGGCGTGGCGGCCGTTGAGTGGGCCTCGCGGTTCGTCCTCCATCAGACCCGCCGCATGCTCTACATGGCGGCGCTGCACGTGGCCGACGGCGACTTCGACGCCCTGTGCCTGCGGGCCATTCAGCGGCTCCACGGCGAGCCGGGCCAGCAGATGCAGCACAGCCAGCTGCTGCGGGCCATGAAGATGCGGAAGCGCGACTTCGACGACCTCATCGAGACGCTCGAGGAGCGAGGCGACGTCGAGCTGGTCAAACCCGTCCGCGAGGGCGCCGGGCGGCGCGGCGCATCTTATCGGTTGCGAAGGAAAGATGCGCCGCCGGCGGTGAAAGAATTGCCCCCGCTGGTGAAAGAATTACCCCTCCAGGGGGTCCAAGAGGCCGTTTGAGGCAATTCTTTCACCATTCTTTCACCCCCCTAAAGAGAAAGAATTGAAGATGCGCAACTACCGGGAAAAGAAGAAGTTAAAACTCTCTCTTACTATTCTTTCAATCTTTCACGGGGGGTGCCGCGCGCGTGCCCGCGACACGCGTAAAGGGCCGCGTGCGCGCGAGGGGGGTGAAGGAATGAAAGAATTCCCGAAAGATGCGCCGACCGCCCCGGCGGGCTGTGCGAAGGAAACTCGGACATGTCCGAGTTTCGTCGCCGACAGGCCGACCTGTGCGGCCGGTGGTCGCACATGTGCGACACAGGCGACGGACTGTTCGCACATCCGCGCGGCGCGGTCGCACAGCGCCGCACAGCCCGCCACGGTTGCGTGCCATCGCGATCTCCCGGCCGACGGGTGCGCCGCCCCTTCGAACACTGCGTCGCTGTCGTCGCACAATGGCCACACGTGCGACCTGTGCTCGCACAACTCGCCTGTTCGTCGCACACCTGGCGACGTGCGACGCACAGGCCGCTGTGCGTGCCGACATGGCGGACAGGCCGCCGTTGTCGGCAAACAGGCGGCCCACGTTGGCCCACGTTCGCATATGTCCTGCGGGTTGGCCAGAGACGCCAACCGCCCAGCCCGGCCGCGACGTGGGCTAACGGGGCGCGAGGGCCGGGGGCGGCCATGAAACGCGACTTCTCGTTCACACTGGACGTGGTGCCGGTGGCGGTCATTCGCTCAGGAAGCCGGGCAACGCTTGTGGACCGCAACGGCCGCACGCTGCGTTCGAACGTTGCCATCGCACGGTTGGGGCCTGCGGACGAGAACGTGTTGAGCGACTACCTATGGCGACGCTGGGCGCAGTACGCAATCGACCGGACGCGATTTGACGCGGAAGGCGATCCTTGGACACGCAAGGCGTTGGTCCTGGTCAAGAGTTTCCGGTTGCGGCGACATGGCAAGCCCTGCCGGAGCAGCCGGCGACAAGGGGACAGGTTCAAGAGCGGCACCTGGCCGGAAGCGGCCGACCGCATGTGGATGCAGGCCCACAACCGCTACTGTCGCCACAGGAGAACGGGCTGGGAGCGCTGGGCATGGACGGTTTCAGGCAATCAGAACAAGCGCGCGGAGGACAGGTATGAGCCGCAGAACCAACATCACGGCGACGCAGGTGCTGAGCATGGTTCGGAGCCAGGACTTCCGGTGTGCACTCAGCGGGCGGTCGCTCACGCCTGAGACGGCGTCGCTGGACCACATCGTGCCTCTGGGGCGAGGCGGCAGGCATGCCTTGGAGAACCTGTGGGTTGTTGATCATCGGATCAATCTGGCCAAAGGCACCTTGACGCTGGAAGAGTTCATCACCATGTGCCGTGAGGTCGTGCGGCACCACGACACTGCGGGGGCCGCGCGTCTTGCAAACGCGTCAACTGACATGGCGTCGCGTCAAGGCGGCATGGTTCCTCCGGAAAAGACGCTTTTCTCAAGCGGGCACGCGGAATAGCCGGGAATCTGGTCTTTGTTTGTTGAAAGCGAAAACGCGAGGAGGGTGGACATGACGGAGCAGCGTAACACCGGAGTGCAGGAGGAGCAGGAGGTCCGGGGTCTGACGTGCGCCCGCTGCGGCTGCCGGCACTTCCGGGTGATCTACACCCGGCCGGCCTGGGGCGGTCGCATCCTGCGGCGCCGCGAGTGCCGCCACTGCGGCAAGCGGGTCACAACGTGGGAAAAGTGAGCGGCAAAGGTCTACGGGTGTAACCATCTGGCCGCCGCGGCCAGGTTGTTGCCCACATGCCGTCGGGCGCTGGCACAATGCCGCGGCAAGGTCACTTACCGAGGAGACAGAACATGCAGATCGAGTTGCGCGACATCGGGAGCATCAAGCCTTACGAGCAGAATCCCCGGCTGAACGACCAGGCGGTCGAGGCCGTGGCGGCAAGCCTGAAGGAATTCGGGTTCCGCCAGCCCATCGTCATCGACGGCGCGGGCGTGATCATCTGCGGTCACACCCGCTGGAAGGCGGCGCAGAAGCTGGGCCTGGCGAAGGTACCGGTCCACGTGGCCACCGACCTCTCACCGGAGCAGGTGAAGGCGTACAGGCTGGCCGACAACAAGACCGCCGAGCTGGCCGAGTGGAACATGGAACTGCTGCCCATCGAGATCAAGGACCTCCAGGCCATGAACTTCGACCTGAGCCTGCTGGGGTTCTCCGAGGACGAGCTGGCCCCGCTGCTCGCTCCCGCCGGCACGGTCGGCCTGACGGACGAGAACGCCGTGCCTGAGCCGCCCGACGAAGCCACGACCCGCCGGGGCGACGTGTGGGTGTTGGGGCAGCACCGGCTGATGTGCGGCGACAGCGGGTCGGCCGAGGACCTGGACCGGCTGCTGGACGGCGCGACCATCGACCTGGTGAACATGGACCCGCCGTACAACGTGAAGGTCGAGCCGAGGTCGAACAACGCCATCGCCGCCGGGCTGTCGAGTTTCGAGGCCCCCCGCCACGTCGATTATCGCGGCGAGGACGGGCACCGCAGCCGCGGCCGCGAGGGCCTGACACATCACCAGGGCTTCGACGCCGCCCGCCGGCCGGGCGCCGCACAGGCCACGACAAAGAAGCTGCGGGCCAAGGACCGGCCGCTGGCCAACGACTTCGTCTCCGACGAGGACTTCGACCGGATGCTCGACGCCTGGTTCGGCAACGCCTCGCGGGTCCTGAAGCCCGGCGGCTCGTTCTACATCTGGGGCGGGTATGCCAACATCGGCAACTACCCGGCGCCCCTGAAGCGGGCAGGCCTTTACTTCTCCCAGGGGATCGTCTGGGACAAGCAGCACCCGGTGCTGACGCGCAAGGACTTCATGGGGGCCTTCGAGTTGGCGTTCTACGGCTGGAAGGAAGGCGCGGGGCACCACTACTACGGCCCCAACAATGCCACCGACCTGTGGCACGTCAAGAAGGTCAACCCGCAGAACATGGTGCATCTGACGGAGAAGCCGGTGGAGCTGGCCGCAAAGGCCATCGAGTTTTCCTCTCGGCCCGGCGAGAACGTGCTCGACCTCTTCGGCGGCAGCGGCTCGACTCTGATTGGCTGCGAGCAGACTGGCCGGCGGGCCTACCTCATGGAACTGGACCCGCTCTACTGCGACGTGATCATCAAGCGCTGGGAGGAGTTCACGGGGCGGAAGGCCGAGAGGATTGTGACCGGTTCGCCCGAAGAGCCGGCTGACGCAGAGGTCACCGGCGGCGCCCAGGAGGTGGCCGCTTGAGGATTGCTCGCGTCTTTCCCCGTCGCACCAGCGCCACGCCCGACGACGACCTGGCGTTCGTCGGCGATCCACCGCTCTTCCTGCCGGACGTGGACGAGGTCCACATCTCGTGCGTGTTCACGTGGGACGTGGATGAAGCCAACCGACTCTACCGGGCCTGGCAGGCCCAGGGCTACAAGGTGCGCATCGGCGGCCCGGCCTTCGGCTCGCCGGCAGGCGACTTCACGCCGGGCCTGTACCTGAAGCAGGGCCTGACCATGACCAGCCGCGGCTGCATCCGCCGGTGCCCGTTCTGCTTCGTGCCGGAGCGGGAGGGCACGTTGCGGTTGCTGCCGATCCAGATGGGCTGGGACATCATGGACAACAACCTGCTGGCCTGCCCGCACAGCCACGTCGAGGCGGTGCTCGACATGCTGGAGGCGCAGCCCAAAGCGGCGCGGTTCACGGGCGGCATCGACTCGCGGCTCTGCCAGGAGTGGTTTGCCCGACGGCTCGGCACCATGCGGGTGCAGATTCTCTACACCGCCTTCGACCACCCGTCCGAGCGGCCGCACGTCGAACGCGCCATCACCATGCTCCGCACGGCGGGCCTCACGCAGCGTCAGGTCGGCTGCTACGTGCTGGCGGGCTATCGCGGCGACACCCTGGCCGCCGCGGAGGAACGGCTCGAATGGGTCTTCCGCACGGGCGGCACGCCGTTCGCCATGTACTTCCGGCCGGCCGAGGACCGGCGGACGAAGATCCCTCCGGAGTGGAGCCGCTTCGTGCGGCGCTGGAACCGCCCGGCCATGATCTTCTCGACCCACGCGGAGTACCTTGGCGGCAACGTCCAGAACGAGGACGCCCCGGCCTTGGTGCTGGCCGGGGCGTCGGAAGGCGAGGTGCTGTGATGGTGGCGCTACTGCGCAACAACCTCGAACTTGCCGCGCTCGACTTTGCGGAACCGGGCCTGCCCGCCCTTGGTGGCAATCTCGCGCAGGATGGCGCTGTAGAGCGTGGCCGCAGGCGTTTTGCCCTCGGTCTGCCACAGGCCCGTCGCGAGAACCTTCTCGACCATCTCTTTGCAGTTCAGGGGCTGGCCCGCCTCGGCCAGGGCCTTGGCGGCGAGGTTGAGCAGGCTCGGCCGCTCCTTCTTCGCCCCCGTCGCGTCAGGTTCGCCGATGCCGCGTCCGGATTCGTCCGTCGCATCCTTGGCCGCCTTGCGGTCCTTCTTGGCCTTGGGGGCCGACGTGGCCATCGCCCGCTCGCTGGCCGTCTGCCCGTCCGGGGCGTTGGCACGCTCCTCCTCCAGCCGGGCGTTCTCCTGGTCGGCGTGGTGGATGGCCTGGGCCGCCTCGGGGGTGATGGCTTCGGTGGCAATGGGCAGCGTCTTCTTCGGCCAGAGGCCCCGCAGGCGCTGGGCCGATTTCACGCGAACCTCCTTACGCGTCTTCATGTTGGTGCCCGTCCAGCCCCCTTGGGAGTGTTCCCGGTCGAGGCGCACCGGGACCACCGAGCCGCTGACCTTCACCGCGTACACGCTTCCGAGCTTCACATTGTTCTTCTTCATCTGCAGTCTCCTTCTGTTAGGCCCCGCGTTGTGCGGGGCGGTTGGTTGCCTGCTTCCGCAGGCGGCTCAGGCCGCCTGCTCGTCGTACTTGCGGGCCAGCCGCATCAACTCGCGCTTGGCCTCGTCGAGGTTTTTCATCTCGTCGACCCAGCCCTCGGCGACGCAGACCGGCTTGTAGTAGTCCTTGCGGCCGCGGGTCCATCCGGCGAGGTAGAAGAACCTCTGCATCGCCCCCACCGCGGTGGTCGTGTCGGCGTAGCCGGTCGTCGGGGCGTCGAACCGGGTATTGCGGGCCTGGGCGAGGTTCGCCAGGGCCAGGGCCATCTGAATCCAGGCCGTCATCTTCAGGCCGCTCGTCGTCCCGCTGAAGCACCGGAACTCGACCGTCTTGTTGCGGCCGAACAGGGGAACCAGGTTGAGGCTCTGGTAGCGGCTGATGCCTGCGCTTTCCAGCCTGAGGTCGTCGGCCTTGATCTTCTTCCGCAGGCGGTCCTTCTTGTGGCCCCAGGCGGTCTTGATGCTGCGGCAATAGGTGCCGCGTTCGCGGGACTTGGTGCCCGCTGCGCCGTAGAGGGCCTGCTCGTGCTGGGCGGTTACGTTAATGAGGCGTCTTACGAAGTCCGCCACCTCGTCGAAGTTCTCGCCCGCGATGCTGGTCGAGCCAAGGTGTACGTGGAACCCGCAGGCCCGCGACACCCGCCCGCCCATCTCCTCGAGGAGGGCGGCGACCTGCTTGACCTGCTCCAGCCCCTCGCGGCCCCGCAGGACCGGGCTGACAATCTCGACCCCCTCGTAGTTCGGGAGGCTGGTCTGAAGGCTGCCGTCGCGCTGGGCGTTCCAGCCCCTGGGGAACCGGCCGCCCAGCTCGATGCCCGCGTGGTAAGCCCCAATGCGGACGCTGCCCCGCGGCAGGAAGCATTCGATCTCGCAGCCGAAGGTGATCTCCGCGGCTTTCGGGTTCTGCTCGTGTCTCTGTGCGTGCCTTGTCATTCGTATCTCCTTGTTCTGGCCTGCGTTACACACACATTAAGCCGCATGAATGCGACCGGAGCAAGGGCATTCCAAGAAGAAATGCAGAATTATGAATGGAATCTTTCGGGGCCTGAATTGAGGCTAACTGACGTGGAAACGGCCGCCCCGGCAATGCCGGTGGGCGGCCGTCTGGCGGGAGCGCCGGCGGGCGGGTCAGTTGCTGCGGACGACGGTGATCTGGAACTCGCTGCCGTCCTTCATCCGCAGGACCAGCCCCTTGTTGTACGTCAGAATCCCGGCCTCATCGAAGGTCCGCACCATCTCGACCCCACGCAGCTCGTCGGGGAGGTCCTCGGGGTATTCGTCGCAGTCGGCCTCGAGGATCAGTTCGGCGAAGAGGTCGTTGAGGGCGGTTTCCATCTCGCGTTCGTCCACGGCGGTCTCCTTTCAGTCGGCGAAACGTTCGATCTCGCGGAAGTAGTCGTGCACCATGCTGCCCGTGCCCTTGTGGCCGTCGAGGGTCTCCTGCAGGCCCTCGGCCATCGACCACTGGTCGTCGCGGTCGTTGGCCGCCACCAGGTGCTTGCGGCTGCGACCGCTCGGCCAGTCGATGGTCACCTCGATGTACTCGCCGCCGCTGGGGCGGCGGATGGTGGCGAAGGCTACCGGCAGGCCTGTCTTGCGGTCGGCGCTGCCTTCGAGGGTGATGCTGGCGATCTTCATGGTCCTGCTCTCCTTTGCGTCGTGGCCTGCGTTGTTGACGATCAGTTACCATCTTCCGGGCGCGAAGCAAGGCCAATCCAGAAGTAATGTGCAATGATCCATGAGAATCCTGGGCGGAGAGGAACCGGCGTGGAAACGACAGCGATGAACCCGGCGGGCCTGGCAGTGGAAGAGGCGGCGCGGCTGCTGTCGCTGCCGGTGGAGAAGGTCCGTGAGCACGTGGCCAGGGGCCTGCCGACCGGCCCAGACGGTCGGATCAACCTGGTGCAGTACGCTGCCTGGCTAAACAAGGAGATGGGCCGTGCCGATTGACGTAACCAGCCTCTCGCAGACCGAGTTGCTCCAGATCGTCAACGCCACACCCCTGGGCACGGTGCTGGACCGGTCGCGGCTGCGCCGTCAGATGGACAAGGCCGCCTTCCGCGTCGGCGACGGGCACCGCATCCACCTGGTGCGCTACGTGGCTTGGCTGGCGCGGGAGATTGACCGGCCCCGGCCGAAGCCCGTCGATTACGTCGAGGCCCGCCGGCGGCAGGCCGAGAAGAACCGGGCCGGCACCAAGGCGGCGCAGGACATCTTCCCCATCCCGGAGGTCGAGGATTACGACCGTCGGCTGGCCACGAGCGCGTCGCTGCGGCTCTTCTGCGAGACCTACTTCCCGCGGGCGTTCTATCGGGCCTGGTCGCCGGACCACCTGAAGGTGCTGGCCAAGATCGAGCGGGCGGTCAAGGACGGCGGACTGTTTGCGTTCGCCATGCCCCGCGGGTCGGGGAAGACCACGCTGGCGCGGCTGTCGGCCCTGTGGGCCGTGCTCGTCGGCTACCGGCCGTTCGTCTGCCTGATCGGCGGGTCAGATGAGCGGGCCAAGGACCTGCTCTTGCCGGTGAAGAAGTACATCCTCGAGAACCCCGGCCTGCTGGCCGACTTCCCCGAGGCGGTCTATCCCCTCAGGTGCCTGGAGAACTCGTCGAAGCGGCAGCTCCAGCAGCACGTCCAGGGGCGGCTGACGCACGTTCACTGGGGCCAGGACAAGCTGGTGTTCCCCACGGTGGAGGCCGAGCACTTGCCGCAGGCCCTGCGCGAGGCGGGCGCGGAGGCGAGCCCGTCCTCCGGCAGCATCATCACCATTACCAGCCTTGACGCCAACATGCGCGGCCAGCAGCACACCCGCATGGACGGCTCGACCATCCGGCCATCGCTGGTGCTGCTCGACGACCCGCAGACCCGGCAGTCGGCCCGGTCGCCGACCCAGACCCGGTATCGGCTCCAGCTCCTCAACGGCGACGTGCTGGGTCTGGCCGGCCCCGGCGAGGAGATCGCGGGCGTTCTAACGTGCACGAAAATCTACGAGGGCGACCTGGCCGACCAGTTGCTCGACCACGACAAGTGCCCGGAGTGGCAGGCCGAGTGCACGAAGCTCGTCTACAGCTTCCCGGCCAACGAGAAGCTCTGGCAGAAGTACGCCGACATGCGGGCCGAGAGCCTGCGGCAGGGTCACGGCGGCGAAGAGGCCACGGATTTCTACGGCCGGCACCGCGCCGAGATGGATCAGGGCGCCGTGGTCGCCTGGCCGGAGCGGTTCGACGCCAAGAAGGAGCTGTCGGCGCTCCAGCATGCCATGAACCTGAAGATGCGGGACGAGGAGGCGTTCTTCGCTGAGTACCAGAACGAACCGATGCAGGAGCAGCTCCATGACCAGATTCTCACGGTCGAGCAGGTCATGGAGAAGACCAACGGCCGCGCCCGGGGCGAGGTGCCGCTGGCGGCGACGAAGCTGACGATGTTCGTCGACGTCCACGAGAAGCTGCTCTACTGGTGCGTCTGCGCGTGGGAGGAGAGCTTCACGGGCTACGTCGTCGACTACGGCACGTTCCCGGAGCAGCCCAGGGGCTATTTCACGATGGCCGAGGCCAAGAAGACCCTCGGCCGGGCCGCCCCCGGTGTGGGCACGGACGGCGCCATCCGGGCCGGTCTGGAGAAGCTGGTGGCGGCGCAGTTGGCCCGCGACTTCAAGCGCGGCCAGGGGCTGGTTCGCATCGACCGGCTGTTGGTGGACATGGGCTTCAAGCCGGGCCTGGTGGCCGACGTGAAGCACAAGGCTGGCGGTGCCGTGATGATGCTCTCCAAGGGCCTGGGCATCCGCGCGGGCCGAAAGCCGATGTCGAGCTACGCCCGCAAACCCGGTGAGGTGCATGGCCATTTCTGGTACGTCCCGAACGTGGCCAGGACCGCCGAGTTCCCGCACGTGGCCGTGGATGTCAACTACTGGAAGACCTTCGTCCACTCCGGGCTGGCCACGGCCGCTGGCGACCGGGGCTGCGTCTCGCTCTTCGGCGCGAAGGGCCGCGACCACGAACTCTTCGCCGAGCACGTAGTTCACTCGGAAACGTGGGTTGAGACGCAGGGCCACGGCCGCGTGGTGCATGAATGGTCATTGCGGCCGGCTAAGCCGGACAATCACTGGCTGGACTGCCTGGTGGGCTGTGCTGCGGCGGCCTCGATGCTGGGGGTGCGGGCGGCCGGCATGGACGAAAAGCCCGTCCGGCCGCGGAAGCGGTACACGCAGGACGACCTGAGGAGGAATTGACCTTGGAGGAAGCAACTGCCACGCGAAAGAAGTGGCCGCCGGCGGATCGCCCCGCAGGCCTCGAATGTCGCAAGTGCGGATGCCGCGACCTGCCGGTGGACCACACCACGCGGGCCCACGGACGAATCATTCGCTACCGGCACTGCCGCCACTGCGGAACCCGCGTCACGACGTCGGAGCGTGTTCTTGAATGATGTTCTGCAGTTCGACGATTCCCAGCGGTGGCTCCTGAGTGTGGAGCATGGCGTGGCAGTTCGGGCAGACTGGTCGCAGGTCAGAGATCGGATCGACCTCGTACTTGCCCTTTAGTAGCGAGAGCTGCTTCAGGTGATGGACGTGGATGAAGCCCTTGCCGAGGGTGCCGTAGTTGGCCTCGAAATCAAACCAGCAGACCACACAGCGGCAGCCGTAGTGCGCCAGGCAGGCCTCGCGCGCCACGGGATTGCGCTCGTAGGCGTTCACTGAGACCCTGCGGACGGCGCCCTCAATCAAGCCGGTGGGCGAGGCGACCTCATCCGGGAACATGACCGTCACGGCGGCGCCCTCGCGGGCCAGCACGAAATGGGCCGGGCGTCTGCCCGAGTGCGAAACGTAGCGGAAGGGTCCTTCGTACCGGAAACCAGCGTGGGGATGCTGGTACTTCTCCTTACGGTAAAAGACAAGAATCTCCAGACCTCGGCGGCCATGTTCAATAATCAGGTCATCTTTTCGGCCCGACGGCTGGCTGTCCCAGTCCAGAGCGTCCCCGCGCAGAAGGTCGTGATACTGCGTGCGGTCCGACTGTTTCTGCTCGGTAATGAAGAGCCAGATGGAGTCCGAGTCCCTAGGCTGGAAGATGCCGGTGTTCAGCGTGGCGTCCTGGATGTCGAAGAGCTTTCGCAGGTCATCCCGGGTGTAGACCTTGCCGACGGTCAGTTGCCTGGAGGTCTTGTGGGCCATGGTTTCTCCCTAGTTCGGTGAATACCACAGGGTTGTCGGGCGTTGGGCCTCAATCTGGTTCTCGACGTCGTCTGGCAGGTCGGCCAGGAAATCCAACCCCGTCTCCCTTTCCACCTCATCGACGCTCGTCAGGTAGCTTTCGATCCGGGCCTGGGTCGGCGTGTCCTGCGGGATGATAAAGGCCAGCACGCGCAGCTTGCCACCGTCCTCGTCTGCAATGATCTTGTAGCAGGCGTCCGGAACCTCCACGCCGCTAGCGAGCCGCTCGATGGCGGCGTCGAAGACCGGCCCGGTGATCACCCAGACCTCCTCGCACTGCTGGGCCAGTTGGTCGGCCTCAAACTGCTCCAGACGCTTCCACACGGTGCGGTTTAAGTTCGGCGTCTGCGGCACGATGTTCGACATTCGGAACGTCTCCAGCTGGGCCTGGTCACCATACCGCGTGGCGATGCCGTAGTTGGGTGCCAGGTGACCACGGTCGTAACCACTGCGGGTGTAGGCGTCCGGGGTCACCAGGGCCTTGGTGCGGGTGTCGGTTGTGAAATGGTCCGGCCGGGGCGAAGACGGCTCGCTGGCCACGCGGGCCAGCCGGTAGCAGACCCACAGTGGGTCACGCCGCACCTCGCTGTAGCCGACGACGTAGCCGAGGTTCGTGAGGACGGTGACTGGCATCGCTCCCTTCGGCAGCCCGGCATAGGCGTAGGTGCGGTCGGGGCGTCCTGGCTGGCTGGCGGTGGATTCCTGAGCGGCAACCGTTGGCGATGGCCGCCCCCGTGTTGCCGCAGAAGGCGTCCGGGTGTTCTGCACCAGCCAGATGGCCCCGACGCCAAGGAGCACCAGCAAGAGCAGGACGAGGACTACCCCGACCCTCAGCGGGCGTGATGATGTTGGTTGCCGCTTGGCCACAGCCTACAGAATAGCCGGTCGGCGACTTTCTTTCCAGATCTGGAAACAAAGATTGGCCGGTGACGTTTTCCACTGGCGTTGGTTCTTGATGACGCTATAGATCGGTGCAGACAACCAGACCGGGCGACAACCGGGCGGCTGATCCCCGCCGGGTTGAACCGCCAGAGGAACGCGACGGCCGTGTGGGGCCACACCTCCACCGGCCGTTTTTCTTTTGGCTCGTCCGGTCTGGTGGTCGTCCTGAGGGCAATGCTGTGGCAGACGATCTGAAAGACGTAATTCGAGAGAACGCCGAGGGGCCAGCTGAAGCCCACGGCGACGCCGGCGGCATGAAGCAGCACTCGCTGCCCGACCAAATCGCCGCCGACAAGCACTTGGCCAACAAGGCCGCGCTGTCGAGCGGCAGCATGGGGCTGCGCAGGCGGAAGATCGTATCGCCGGGGGCTGTGTGAGCATGGGACGCATCTTCGACAAGTTCAGGGGTGTGTGGTCGGGCGGAGGCCGACGGCGGGCCATTGCGGCCGTACAGCGACTCTTCGTTCGCGCCAAGTTCGACTCCGCCCAGACCACGCCCGACAACCGCAAGCACTGGGCCAACGCCGACCACCTGTCGGCCAACGCCGCAGCCAACCCGGAAGTGCGGCGCATCGTCCGCAGCCGGGCGCGGTACGAAGTGGCCAACAACAGCTACGCCCGTGGCATCGTGCTCACGCTGGCCAATGACGTGATCGGCACCGGGCCACGACTGCAGATGCTCCTGGGCGATGGTGCCGACAAGAGCGTCAACCAGACCATCGAGCGGGAGTTCGCCGCCTGGGCGAAGGCCGTGGACCTGCCCGGCAAGCTGCGAACCATGCGCATGGCCCGGGCGCAGGACGGCGAGACCTTCGCCGTGCTCTTTGACAATCCCGCCCTCCCGACCCAGGTGCAACTGGACCTGCGCCTGATTGAGGCCGACCAGGTGACGACCCCCAACCGCACGGCCGGCAAGCAGGCCGTGGACGGCATCGTCTTCGACGCCGCCGGCAACCCGGTCGAGTATCACATTCTCCGCGGGCACCCCGGTGACGGGTCGGGCGGCTTCGGCCGCGACTACGACCGGGTGCCCGCCGAGGCCATTATTCACTGGTTCCGCCAGGACCGGCCCGGCCAGTCGCGGGGTCTGCCGGACATCCTGCCGGCGCTGCCGCTCTTTGCGCAGCTGCGGCGCTACACCCTGGCCGTGATTGCGGCGGCTGAGTCGGCGGCCAACATCGCCATCTTCATGAAGACCACCGCTCCGCCGGGGGGCGAGGCGGCCGACGTCGACGCGGGCGTCACGATGGAGTTTGAGCCGAACATGGCCGTCTTCGGCCCCGAGGGCTGGGAGCCGATGCAGATTCGGGCCGAGCAGCCGGCCACGACCTACGGCGAGTTCAAGCACGAGATTCTCAACGAGATCGCCCGCTGCCTGAACATGCCCTTCAACGTCGCCGCCGGGAACAGCGCGGGCTACAACTACTCGAGCGGCAGGCTCGATCACCAGACCTACTACAAGTCGATCCGCGTCGAGCAGTCGCACCTCGAGGCGGTCGTGCTCGACCGCATTCTCTCGGCCTGGCTAACCGAGGCCGTCAAGGCCCTGCGCCTTGGCGATCTGGCCGACGCCCCGCACCAGTGGTTCTGGGATGGCCACGAACACGTGGACCCGGCCAAGGAGGCCTCGGCCCAGGCCACGCGGCTGGCCTCGCACACCACGACCCTGGCGACCGAGTATGCCCGCCAGGGCAAGGACTGGGAAACCGAACTCAGGCAGCGGGCCAAGGAAACGGCCTTGATGAAGGAACTGGGACTTTCGCCCGCCGAGGCGCAGCCACAGGCGGCGCCGGGCGACACGGAGGAGAAGGATGAAGACGACGAAGACACTGACCGAGCGGGCCGACGCGCCGCGTGAGCTGACGCTCCTCGGGAACATTCACATCGAGGCCGCGGCCGCCTCGGGCGCCGACGGGCACCAGGGGCCGCGGCGGTTCCACATGGACGCCTACACCGGCGGGGCGCTCGTGCTGGCCGGCTGGCGGTTCCCTGTGATCGTGGACCTCGACGGTCTGTCGATCCGGGGCGGCGCCAAGGTCTACCTCGATCACAACCGCACGTCGCGTGTGGGTCACCTGGAGGCGGTAAACATCCTCGGCGGACGCCTGCGGGTCACGGGCGTGGTCAGTTCGACCAGCGCCGCCGCCCGCGAGGTCGTGGCCGACGCCGACAACGGCTACCCGTGGCAGGCCTCCATCGGAGCCGGCGTGCAGCAGGTCGACTTTGTCGGCGAGGGCAAGACCGTGACGGTCAACGGCCGGGAGTTCGTCGGGCCTGTGAACGTGGCCCGGCGCTCCAGCCTGTCGGAGGTGAGTTTCGTGGGTAACGGCGCGGACGACCAGACGTCCGCCAGCATCGCGGCCAACGCCGCCAAGGAGACGAGGACTATGGACGCTGTGACGAACGAGAAGGTTGAGGGCCAGGACACCACCACCGTGCAGGCTGCGGAACCCGAGAAGGTTGTGACCGCCGCCGACCCGGTCGCTGATTTGCGCGCCCAGGCCGCGGCCGAGCAGGACCGGATCAATGCCGTGCGGAAGGCCTGCGGTGAGGGCCATCCGGACATCGCCGCCCAGGCCATCCGCGAGGGATGGGACGTCAACAAGACCGAACTGGCCATGCTGCGGGCCGAGCGGCCCAAGGCTCCGGCCGCGCACATCCCCGACAACACGATGAGCGGCCAGGTGCTGGAGGCCGCCTGCATGATCGGCGGCAAGGTTATCGGCGTCGAGAAGCTCTATGACGAGAAGACGCTCGACGCCGCCGACAAGCGGTTCAGCGGCGGCATCGGCCTGCAGGAGCTTCTGCTCGAGGCCGCCTGGGCCAACGGCTTCACGGGCCGCAACTTCCGTGACAGCCGGGCCGTCCTGCGCTACGCCTTTGCCCGCGACATCCAGGCCGGCTACTCCACCATCGACATCGGCGGCATCCTCTCGAACGTCTCGAACAAGTTCCTGCTGGAGGGCTTCTTCTCGGTCGAGCGCGTCTGGCGCAACATCTGTGCGGTGCGCAACGTCTCGGACTTCAAGACCGTGACTTCGTACCGGCTCATCGGCAAGGATCAGTACCAGCCGGTGGCCCCCGGCGGGGAGCTGAAGCACGGCACCCTCGGCGAGGAGACCTACAGCAACAAGGCCGACACGGTCGGGCTGCTGCTCTCCATCGACCGCCGGGACATCATCAACGACGACCTCGGAGCCATCACCGCGGTGCCGCGCAAGCTCGGTCGCGGGTCGGGCCTGAAGATCAACGACGTCTTCTGGACGATCTTCCTCGCGAACAGCGCCTTCTTCACCGCCGGCAACAAGAACTACATCTCCGGGGCCACGACGGTGCTGGGCATCGATGGCCTGACGGAGGCCGAGGTCAAGTTTATGGACCAGACCGACGGCGACGACAAGCCGACCGGCGTCATGCCGAGCATCCTGCTGGTACCGACGGCCCTGTCGGCGCTGGGCACGGTGCTCTTCAAGTCTCTGGAGATTCGTGACAACACGACCAACAAGGGCCAGTACACCATCGCCAACCCGCACCAGGGCAAGTTCCGCACCGAGGTCAGCCGTTACCTGGCCAACAGCCACTACCCCGGCCACAGTGCCAAGGCCTGGTATCTGCTCTCGGATCCGAACGACCTGCCGGTGATCGAGGTGGCCTTCCTCAACGGCCAGGAGTCGCCGACCATTGAGACGGCCGAGGCCGACTTCAATGTCCTCGGCGTGCAGATGCGCGGCTACCACGACTTCGGCGTGGCCCTGCAGGACCCGCGCGGCGGGCTCAAGAGCAAGGGCGAGGCGTAACCCCGGCCGTGCAGGTTGTCCGGGCACGGTGTAAACGGCAGGCGGCCTCAGGCCGCGGATAAGGAGAGGCACACATGGCACAGGCGTTTCAGGCACAGTTCGTTCAGGAAGGCGCGAGCATCGACTACACGCCGTCCTCGGCGGTCGTCGCCGGTCAGGTGGTGGTCCAGGGGTCGATGATCGGCGTGGCCAAGACGCCCATCGCGGCCAATGCCCTGGGGGCCCTCGGGGTGAAGGGCATCTTCGACGTCGTGAAGGCCAACGAGCAGCAGGCCCTGGGGGCGGCCCTCTACTGGGACGCCGACGGCAACCCCTACGGCGGCACCGCCGGCACGGGCTGTGCCACCACCACCTCCAGCGGCAATACCTTCATCGGTTTCGCCCAGGTGCTGGCCGGGGCCACCGACGAGACGGTTCGCGTACTCTGGTCCGGGCCGGTCACGGTCACGAACACCGTCCATAACGCCCTCACTGCCGAGATCGCCGATCCCGGCGCGGCCGGGGCGATCCCGGTCGCCGACAGCGGCCACGTGGACTTGGTCACGGCGGCGGCCGAGACGCGCACCCTGGCCGCGCCGACCTACGTCGGGCAACTGCTGCTCATCAGTCTGAAGACCGACGGCGGGGACTGCGTGATCACCTGCGCCACCACCGTCAACCAGACGGGCAACAACACCATCACCCTGGGCGACGCCGGCGACGCCATTCTGTTGGTGGCCAAGGCCAACGGCTCGAACAAGCGGTGGAGCGTGGTTTCCAACGACGGCTGCACCCTGGCTACGGTGTAAGGCGGACGCGCAAGAAAACGGCCCGAACTGTCCGGAGGGTCCCAGCGCTTGGTTGGGGTCAAGCCCACAAGACGGCTCCGGCAGGTCGGGCCGGCGGAAGTATGAAGCATGGGCGGGGTGGAGTCAAGTGACATGGCGGACCTCCTGGAGCAATCCTCGGCCTGGCTCGACGGTCAGCGGAAGCAGTTCCTGGCCAAACTGGTGACCTACTGCCGCACGGTGACCGTGCCCGACCCAGAGGATGAACAGGGCACGGTGGAGGTAGTTCTGGAAGTCGAAGTCCAGGCCACGGTCGGCCGGACGACCTTCGAGATCGAGTCGAGCACCGGAGTAGCCGAGCGGTTCGAGGCCCGGGACTTCATCATCACGGCGGCCGACCTGGTGCTGGATGGAGACGTCGTTCTGCCGGAGCGTGGCGACCGGATCAAGGAAACAGTCGGCAGCCAGACGCTGGTCTACGAGGTGGTTGGGCCGGGAAACGAACCCTGTTGGCGCTGGAGCGATCCGTACCGGCTGGCCCTAAGGGTTCACACGAAACAGGTAGGTGCCCAATGAGCGGTGAGTGTGACGGAGACAAAGCGGTCTGCCAGAACGAGTTCGCCTCGATTCACCGCAAGCTCGACGCCCTGGACGAGGCCATCCGCGGCAACGGCAAGCCGGGCATTCAGTTGCGGCTGGACCGGCTGGAGTCGTCCGAGCGGACGCGGAGCCGGGTGCTGTGGCTACTGATCGGGGCAGCCTCGACGCTGGCGGTCGGGGCTGGATGGCGATTGGCCTTCGGAGGATAGCGGCATGGTCAGGCGGTGGATTGGCTCGGCGGACGTTGAGATCGGTGACCACGGCGAGCAGGTCGTGGCCCACCGGTCAGCAGCAACCACGAACACGACCAAGGTCGACGTCACCAGCGGCGGCCAGACGGCCCTGGCCGCCAATGCAGATCGCATCTGCGCCGTGCTGGTCAACGACAGCGACACGGACGTCTACATCAAACTCGGGCCGACGCCCGCGGTGAACACGGGTATCCGGCTCAACGCCTACGGCGGGAGTTTCGCCATCACGGCCGCCAACCTGTACACGGGCATCGTCACGGCCATCTGCGCTTCGGAGACGGCCAAGGCGCTGCTGGTCACGGAGTTCTGACAACCAACGAAAGGAAGGGTTCGAATGAAGGCAGTGATTACGCTACTCGTGGTGTTGGTGTTGACAGGAACCACCTGGGGACAGGAGGCGGGGGTGCCCGCGCCGACCAAGGCCGAGGTGATCGCGACCATGCAGACCTCCCTGGTGGCCGAGGGCAACTGGGGGCGACTGAGCACCGTGGCAGGGTTCGACAAGGCGGCCCGGGCCGAGTACGTTGCGGCCTTGCTGCCCCAGGTCGAGGCGCTGTCCGGTCCGGCGCGAACGAAGGCCCTGATTACGATCTACAGCAGCTTCGTGGCCTTCGGCCCGGATACTCAGGGCCTGGGCGAGCGGATTACCTCCAGCGTTGCAGCTATTGCCGACCCGGCGGACAAGGCCCTGGCAGCCTCCTACGTGCTCCGGTATCCGGTGTATGTCACCATGAGGACCGTGGCTCTGTCGCTGGCCGACACGCCGGGTCTGCCTCCGGACAGCCAGCGGGTCGCGGACGGTCTGGGCATCCTCAAGGATCGCCGCGAGCCCAAGAATCTGACCGCCTCCTGGAACCTGAAGATCGGGGACTTTCCCGTCCGGGTGCGAGCCTGGTACGGCCCTTCGAAGGTCGACCTCAAGCGAATCCTGGTGCTGCTCCCGGTGGCCGAGCACAAGAGCTACGTGGCCGCCGTCAATGCCTGGCTGGTGCGTAGCCGCACGCCCGACCTGACCAAGGTGAGTGCCGACTACCAGACCTTCCTCAAGGACGGCGCTGGTGGCACGGACCTGCTGGCCGGGGTGACCCTGCCGGCCGATGACGAGGTGGGTAAGGCGGCGCTGGCCGAACTGGAGCGCACGGACCTCAGCATCGACAACCGTGTGGACATGCTGCTGGTGCTGAACCGCAACCGGGAGGCCTTTGTGGCCGCCGAGAGCCAACTCAACAGCGGCAAGGGTGTGGCCAGCGCCAACGTCTACCGCGTGGCCAAGGTTATCAAGGCTATCGACGGTAACTGGAAGCGGGCCACAGAGTACGTGAACCTGTTTCAGCCGCGTCCGGAGGGTGCCCCGGCGCCGGTGGACCCGATTTCTGACGTGAAGAGGGAGCTCGGCCTGTGAGCGACACCACCAAGAAGATCGTCGCGGGAGGCGCGGTCATCGCCGCGGTGGCACTGGGCTACCTGGTCCTGGGGCCGGACGAGAGCCCGCCAAAGATCGCCCCGCTCCCGCCGTGGCAGGAGAGCCGGCCGCAGGTCGCATCCCTGCCGCCGATGGAGATACAGCCGCTGACCGTGGCCGGGCTCGCGTTTGGCAGTGGCGAGCTCAAGCTGGCAACGCCTGGCGCATTCGTGCCGGAAACCGCCGCCGTGGGCGCGGTGCACGAGGGGGCGTCGGTCGCCGTGGGGGTCTCGGCCGCGTCAGAGTTGACCCTGGCATCCGTGCGGCTCAATGCCGCCTCGGTCCAGGCCGGTGCGGCAGAGCAGGCACTGGCCCGTAGCGGCACTCTTCAGGTGGCCAGCGTCCAGGTGAAGGCCCCGGGCGTACCGGGCTGGCTCGACGGCTGGTTCTGGCCCTCGTGGCGTGGCCGGTCGCCGGCGCCGCCGGAGGGTGTGGTGCCGGTCGTCGTGTGGCCGGGTTCCCCGCCGGCAGGCCCGCACCTGGTGGCGGTCACGGCCGAGGACGCGACGCCCATGAAGCCGCTGGCGGAGTACCTGGCCGCCGACGCTCAGGCGATGGCTGTGATCGTGGCCTGGGAGGAGACCGACCACAGCTTCCGGCCGGATGCGACGCTCGACGCCGCGCGGGCCGAGGCGGTGGCCGAAGTCGTGCGGGCCGCGCGACCGGGGTTGCCGGTGTGGCTCCTGTGCAGTCTGACGGTGACCGGTTCGCCTGAACAGGCGGCGGCGAAGGTGGCTGCGGCAAAGCCCGATGCCCTGATGCTCTACGGCCTCTTCGCCCGCGCCGCATGGGAGAGCGACAAGGTGGTCGCAGCGAACCTGGAGAAGGGCCGCAAGCTTCTGACGGGCAAGGCGATCTACGCCGCGGGGCTGCGGTTGTCGGAGGCGGAGAAACAGCAGGCGGTTGACCGGGCCAAACGGCTCGGATGGGGAGGGATGGTTTGCGACGGTTCCGCTCGATAATCGCCCTGGCCTTCGTAGCCTCGCTCCTGGCCGGCGTCGCCTACGCCGCCGGCATCCAGTGGGGCGAGTGCGCCGTGCCGGTCGGCCACCTGGCGTCCGTGAACGGCGTCGCGGCCACGGATGGCGGGGCGCTGCCCCCGGCCACGACGCAGCTCGCGAGCGTCATCGCCACGGCCCATCGCGGTGGCGGAGCGACGGGCGACCAGGCCGGGGCGGATGCGGAACTCTCGGTGCTGCAACTCTGGCTCTGGTGCGACAAGAACGGCAACGGCGCCAGCGACGAGGTGGACGCCGAGGCGAACCCGGCGGGCTGGACGCTGCTCAGCGAAACGTACACGGCCTGCGGGTGGGATGAGCAGGCTCAAGGTGTGGACGGCGGAACGCCGGGTGAGCTGCTTGCCGCTCCCGTGGCCGCGCCGGTCAGCGCTGGCAAGCGGTATCTGCTGCTCCTGCGGGTGGTGGCCGCGGCGACGGGATACACCAGTCTCCAGCCCACCAACAGCGACGGCACGCAGGCCGGGCCGGAGGTCTGGTCGCCGACCGGCGCGGGAGCCTACGGCGTGACGGCCAAGGGCGGGCTGAGCGGCATCGGCGACGGAGAGGTCTGGTGTTTCCGGGTGGCGGCGGGCGGCGAGGTCGGGCCTGCATTCCCCATGCCGCCCAAGGTGATCGAGAACCACTGACATGGCCCTGATCGTGGACATTGCCGACGCCGTAGTGACCGAGCTCAACGCTGGCACCTTCAGCCAGGAGTTTACTGCCGCGAGGCTGTACCGGCCTCAGTTCGACCTGGCCGAGATGAAGGACCTCCACGTGACAGTGGTGCCGAAGGGCGTCGAGACGGTCACGGTGAGTCGCAGCGTCGTGCAGTACGACGTGTCGGTCGACGTGGCGGTGCAGAAGAAGCTGGAGACGGAGGCCAACGACGAGATCGACCCGCTGGTAAGTCTGGTCGAGGAGATCGCGACGTTCTTCCGGTTGCGGCGGCTGGCGGAGTACCCCAGCGCCTCGTGGCTGAGAACCGAGAACGAGCCGGTCTACTCGCCGGGGCACCTCGAGGAGTTGCGGCAATTCACGAGCGTGCTGACGTTGACCTTTCGTGTGGTGAAGTAGCGGAGAGAGCATGGCCGGCCTGGGGAGCATCTTTGGCAAGGTCTTGAGCGGCGGAGCCGGCAGCGCTGCCGGTGCGGCCCGGACAGCCTTCGGTCTGCGGTTCGACGTGAAGAAGTGGTTCTTCGACCGCGACTGCGTCACCCGGTTCATGGACAGGAAGAACCGCCAGGCCCTTCAAGAAGCCGGTCGTCGTATCCGCCGCGTGGCCCAGACCTCCATGCGGTACGTCACCAGCCGCCGGGAGCAGGAGCGAAAGGTCGCTGCGGGAATACGGAAGCGAGCGGCGCGGGCCCCGAGTGTTTCGCGGCCGGGCGAGCCGCCGCGGGCCGTCAAGCCGCACCCGTGGATCAGGAAGAACCTGTTCTACGCCTTCGAGCCGGTGGCCCAGTCGGTGGTGATCGGGCCGGTGGGGTTCGCCCGCGGCTCGGGCGCTCCGGAGACGCTGGAGTTCGGCGGCCGCACGCGGGTGCGGAACAAACAGCGGCGCCGCCGGAAGATGGGCGATGGCGGCGAGATCGACGTGCGGGGCGGGCGGGTGATCTACACGAAGCTCAAGACCGCCGCCCAGGTCGAGCGGGCCAACCTGCTGAACGAGGAACTCTACGGCCCCATGTTCAAGGTCGTCTACGTGGCGGCGAGGCCCTACATGGCCCCCGCGCTGCGCAAGGTGCAACCGGAGTTGCCGCGGCTGTGGGCATCGTCGGTCAGAGCAGGCTGATCAAGAGCGCCCGCACGGCGGGCAGGAGAACAAACCATGTCTGTGAAACTCGGCAAGGACGCGAAGCTCTACTTCTGCGCCGCCGGCATCGGCGGCACGCCCGCCTGGACGGAGCTCTCGAACGTGAAGAACGTCTCGATGGGCCTCCAGAAGGGCGAGGCCGACGTGACCACGCGGGCCAACGCCGGCTGGAAGGCCAGCGTCGGCACGCTGAAGGAAGGCTCCATCGAGTTCGAGATGATCTGGGACCCGGACGACGACGGGTTCACGGCCATCGAGGACGCCTACTTCAACGATACCGTCATCGGCATCGCCGTCATGACCGGCCCGATCACCGAGACGGGCTCGAAGGGCCTGTGGGCCGACTGCGCGGTCCTGGACTTCTCGCGCGACGAGTCGCTCGAGGAGGCCATCACGGTCAAGGTCACCGTGAAGCCGACCTACTCGGCCAACGCGCCGCAGTGGAAGACCATCGCAAACCCTTAGTCGGCTCTGGCGTCACCTCGCCGTTTGCGTTGGCCGGAGTCTGGGCTCTCTTTGGCACGCACGACGGCCAGAGCACTTATCGGCTGAGCCCGGAGTGGAACCTGCTGCTCTGGTTTGACGCCGAGACGGACCGCTGGTACGTGACGTGCCCGGACGACCTGGGCTACTACATCACGCCGCAGTACCCGTACTGGGTCGGCCCACAGGGCGACTCGCCGGTCGGCGATTACGAGCCGGCCCCGGGTTTCGGCGCCAGCGGCACGCTGACGATCCGTGAGAAGTTGATCGGCACTGGCGAGACGACGCCCGCGATCCTGGCCGGCACCTACGAGCCGTTCGGGTTGGTGAACGGGCTGCCGCGGTGGAAGCTGGCGGGCCAGACGTGGTACTTGTGGCACGACAACAACCGTTGGGTGATCGCCCCCATGAACGGCGACATGCCGGTCGAGCCCAATCTCTGGACGCTGACCGTGCACTGGGAAAACGGGACCGGTCCCCTGGGAGATTACACGCCGGCCCACTCGGGCGCGACGGGCACACTGACCATCAGTTGAGAGGAGCCGCATGAAGACTTTCACCGACAACACGGGCCGCACCTGGAGCGTCACGGTCAACGTCGACGCCGTGAAGCGGGTCAAGGGCCTGCTGAGCGTGAACCTGCTGGAGGTCGTGGACGGCAAGCTCCTGGAGCGGCTGGTCTCGGACCCGGTGCTCCTGTGCGACCTGGTCTACTCGCTCTGCAAACCGGAGGCCGACGCCCGGCAGGTCACGGACGAGGAGTTCGGCCGGGCGATGGCCGGGGATGCCATCGACGGGGCGACCACGGCGCTGCTGGAGGAACTGGTGGGTTTTTTCCCCAGGGAGCGCCGGCGGCTCCTGGCCAAGGCCCTCGGCAAGCTCCGGACGCTGGAGGCGATGGCCCTGAAGGCAGCCGAGGATCGGCTGGACAGTCCGGCGCTCGAGCGCGAGATGGCCGCGGCGCTCGCGAAGCTTGGCGACTCATCTGGCAGCTTGCCGGAGTCCTCGGCTGCGACCCCGGACCGCTGACGCTGCGGGAACTGGTCTGGATGGCCGAGGCCCGGGGGCGGGAGGCGTGGGGCCACACCAGCGCGGTGCTGGCGATGCTGGCCAACTGTAACCGCGATCCGAAACGGTCGCGGGCCTTCAGCCCGGCGGACTTCAATCCGTATGCGGGCAAGCGCCACCGGGGCATACCGATCACGGCGGCGAACATCGACGTGCTGAGGCGGGTATTCGTCCCGGCCGACGGGGCCGGGGCGGCAAGGTAGCGGGCAGCGCCCATATATAAGAAGGAGTGAGCCGATGACCTGGCAGACGATTCTGGCGGTTCTTTGGACGGTGCTGAATTCCCCGGCGGGCATTGCCGCCCTGGCGGGTGCGATCCTGTGGGGCCTCAACCGGCTCTACCTGGCCCGGCCCGAGTGGCAGCAGTACGAGGGCACGATCATCGCTGCCATCAAGTTCGCCGAGCGGACCATCCCCGACGACGTGCCCAACAAGAGCCTGGAGCGGCTCGACACGGCCCTGAAGTACGTGCTCGGTGTCTACGAGCAAACCAACGGTCGCCGGGCCACGGCCGCGACCGAGGCCAACCTGAAGGAAGGCATTCAGATCGTGCATTCGACCCTGGAAGCCAACGGCAACCTGTAACCCTGTCACCCTTTTCTGGAAGGAGATTGTGTCATGCGTAACCTGTTCTTCGTGATCGTGTTGCTGGCGGTGTGTCTCGTGGCTCTGCCGGGGTGCCTGCTGACCGGCCCCGCAGAGAAGGCAGCGGTGCACCAGTACCGGCTCGCTTCGGACAATACGGTCCTCCGGGTCTACAGCGACCCGGCGGTGCCGGCCTATGCCCGCGACTCGGCGCTGGCCGACAACGAGGCCCTGCTGGCCATCGACGCCCTGTTCCAGGGCCGCAAGGTCGAGGACGTGCGGGCCGACCGGCTGAAGGTACTGCCGGAGTTCGCTCGGCTGCCCGTGCCCGGCGCTGCGCCTGCCGCCCCGTGACGGGCGGCGCGGTGCAAAGTGAGACCGAGTTAGACACAGGACTGAATTTACATGGAGGGCTTGATTCATGGCAGAGGAAACGGTTGTCACCGCGCCGGTTGCGGCGCCGTTGCCGTCGGCGATTGAGAACGAGGTGATTCAGCGGCTCACGGCGGCGCTGTCGAGCCAATACGGGCAGGCCCTGACGGACCTGGTGGTGATTCTCTATCCGGGCATCCGGAGTCTGGCCCTGGCGGAGATTCCCGCCCTGATCCAGAGCCTGCGGGAGAAGAAGACCGACGAGGCCATCAACCTGCTCTACGGCAAGATGTCGAACGAGGAACTCGTGGCCGCGAAAACGAAGCTCCTGCCGGTGCTGCGCGAACTGGCGGACAAGAACAGCGCCTTCTTCGACGTGCTGCATCAGGCGTTCGTCAAGGCGATCCAACTGGGCCTGAGCTTCGCCCTCACGGGGGTGTTGCTTTAGCGGTTGGGTCTCGTGGTCAATGTTGAAGGCGATGTGGCGCACCGACCGGCAGGCGACCATTCGGTTCGTCTGCCGGTTGGCGGTGATGTTCTTCAAAACCTGAGGTAACCAAGATGGCGGGGAGCAGCGGTGCCATTCGCGCGGGTCGGGCCTTCGTGGAGATCTTCACCGACTCCTCGGCGATGGCCCGCGGCCTCAAGGCGGCCTCGCGGAAGCTGGCCGCCTGGGGCGCGAGCGTGCGCAACCTGGGCCTGAAGTTCTCGGCCGCCGGGGCGGCCATCGTCACGCCGCTCGTAGACAGCGCCCGGCGCTGGGCCGAGGCCGGGGCCGAGATGGCCCACATGAGCGAGCGGACCGGCGTCTCGGTCGAGGCCCTGTCAGCCCTGGGCTACGTGGCCGAGCGGTCGGGGTCGAGCCTGGAGGCGGTCGAGGTGGGCCTGAAGCGGATGCAGCGGCTGCTGGCGGAGGCGGCCCTTGGCAGTCAGACGGCCCGCGAGGCCTTGGCCACGCTGGGGCTGACGATGGACGACCTCAATGGCCTGCGGCCCGAGGAGCAGTTCAAGCTGATCGCCGACCGGCTGAGCCGGGTCGAGAACCCGGCCGTCCGAGCCGCCGCGGCCATCGCCATCTTCGGCCGCAGCGGGACGCAGCTGCTGCCCATGATGACCGGCGGCGCGGCCGGCATTGAGCGGCTCACCGCCCACGCGGAGAAGTTGGGCCTCATCATGTCCGGCGAGAGCGCCGAGGCGGCGCGGCGCTTCGAGGACACGCTGCACGACCTCTGGCGGGTGCTGAAGAAGTGCTACAACACCATCGGGGCGGCGGTCGCGCCGGCCCTGTCGGGCCTCGCCAAGTGGCTCACACGCGTCATCGTCAGCGTCACCAAGTGGATCAGGGAGCACCAGGGGCTGGTCAAGGTCGCCCTCATCGTCGGCGGCGTGCTGGCGGGCCTGGGCGCGGCGTTTGTCATGCTGGGTACGGTCATCTCGGCTGTCGGCACCGTGATCGGGGCGCTGGGTACGATTGCCAGCGCCGTCGGCACGGTGCTCGGCATCCTCGGCTCCATCATCGGCGCCATCTGCACGCCGGTCGGCGCGGTGATTGCCGCCATCGTGGCCCTGGGCGGCATTATCCTCTGGGTCACCGGGGCGGGCGGCAAGGCCCTCGACTGGCTGGGCGGGGTGTTCGGCGACCTCAAGGACGACACCCTCACGGCCTTCGAAGGCATCTCTGACGCCCTGGCCGCCGGCGACATCGGCCTGGCGGCGCGGATTCTGTGGCTCACCCTGAAGATGGAGTGGGAGAAGGGCTGCAAGGCGCTGCTGTCGATCTGGCTCAACTTCCGCAACTTCTTCATCCGCCTGGCCTGGGACGCCTGGTACGGGGCTTTGAAGGGCGCCGAGTGGGTCTGGCACGGGCTGGAGATCGGCTGGATCGAGACCACGGCCTTCCTCTCCAATGTCTGGACGCGGTTCTGCCAGGGCATCAACAAGGCCTGGAACTGGGCCGGCGTGCAGATCAGCAAGGGCATCAACTGGGTCAAGAGCCTGTGGGACGACTCCTTCGATGCCGACTCGGCCAATCGCGGGGCCGACGCCTGGCTGGAGAGCGAGAACCGCAAGATCGACGCCGAGGCCAACGCCGCCGTCGACGCCCGCCAGCGGCAGCGCGAGGCCGAGCGCAACCGCGAAGACGCCCTGCACCAGAAGGTGCTCGACCAGTTCCAGGCCGAACATGACGCCAAGGAGAAGGGCCTCAACGACGAGTACGACGCCCGGATGAAGCAGTCACAGGACGAACTGGACGCCGCGCGAAAAGAGTGGCAGGAGGCCATCGCCGCCGCCAAGGCCAAGCGGCAGGCCGGCGAGGACGAGGACAAGTCGCTCGACCTCCCGCGCGGGCCGGATGATTACGATTTCGAGGGCATCGGACAGGCCGTGGCCGAGGTCCGCAAGAACATGTTCGCCGCCCAGGGGACGTTCAACGCTGCCGCCATTCCCGGCATGGGCATCGGCGGCGTCGCCGAACGAACCGCCAAGGCCACCGAGGCCACAGCCAAGAACACCGAGAAACTGCTGGAGCATGCCAAGCTCGGCGGACTGGAGTTTGAATGACCGCTTGAGCCGGAAGATAGTGAGCGCGGCGTCAGTCGTAGTCCACGCACTCTTCGCCGGTGTCTTCGAAGTCAGTGGAACGGCACTTGGGACATCGCGCCGGAGCGTTCAGTGTGAAGGCGCCGCCGCAGCGGCACTTGCCGGCGAGAAGAGAGATCTCTCTGGCATACTGGTCATCGCTCAGGGGGGTGCCGGGCGCAGACATAAGGCGTCGCGCCGTTTCATCCTTCCGGAGTTCGGATTCGTTCGCCTTGGTGAGAAGGAGCGACTTCAGATGCCGAGGCAGAATGTCGCCCATGTCTTCGTGAGGAACGCCCTTCTTCTCGCCGCAGTTGTCGCAGTGGAGGAGTTCAAAGTGAAAGCCGCCGCCCTCACTGACCATGAATTTCTTCCCGCACTGCTTGCAGCGAGCACGATAGGCGGTTCCCATGGTGACCCCCGTTGTGTTTTGAGTTGCATCTGACACACTCATTTAACTGCCCCGCGTTGCCCCACGCAAGGGCTGATTTGCCACAGTAGGAGCATTCCGTGCCCATCACCGTTCAGGAACGCCTCGACAGCCGCCCGGCCAGCATCGGCCGCTCGTCGAACATCGACCTCGCTTACCATGTGATGGGCACGAGCGACGACCAGGCGGCCTATGACGCCGTGGCCGCCAGTGCCCCGGCCAGCTACCGCGGCATGGTCCGCGACACGATCTCCCTGGAGCCGACCGAGCGGGCCGACCTCTGGTACGCCACGGTGCGGTACGTCCCGCCGGGCGGTCAGAAGAAGGACCCGCCGGAGACGGGGGAGTCGAGCTTCAGTTTCGACACCGGCGGCGGCGCGCAGCACATCACCCAGAGCCTCTCGACCATCGGCCGCTACGGGCAGAGCGGTGATTCGGCCCCCAACTTCCACGGGGCCATCGGCGTCACCAGCGATTCAGTCGAGGGCTGCGACATCACCGTGCCGGTCTACCAGTTCTCGGAGACCCACTACCTCGCCGACGCGCAGGTCAACAAGTCGGCCTACTTCGCGCTCACCGGCAAGGTCAACAACGCCCCCTTCAAGGGCTGCGCCGCTGGCGAGTGCCTGTTCCTCGGGGCCTCGGGATCGAAGCGCGGCACCGGCGACTGGGAGATCACCTTCAAGTTCGCGGCCTCGCCCAACAAGACCAACATCACCATCGGCAGTATCACCGTGGCCTCGAAGAAGGGCTGGGAGTACCTGTGGATTCGCTACCACGACGTGGTGGACGACACGGTCAACATGATCGTCAAGCGGCCGTGCGGGGCGTATGTCGAGAAGGTCTACGAAGAGGGCAGCTTCTCGGCCCTCGGAATCGGGACGTGAGGCATGGGCGACGCCCTGAAAAAGGTCCGCTCCGGCGAGTCGCTGCGGATGCCCGCGGCGGCCTACAACTCGTTCATCGACGCCGCCGTGGAGCTGCGTCAGCGGCAGCAGAGCCAGGGCCGCGAGGCCCAGCGCGAATTCCGCCAGAGCGGTCTGGTGCTGGTCCGCAACGACAGCGGCGCCGACGTCGACCAGTTCCACGTCCTTGGCATCGACGGCCCGCTCATTGCCCCGGACGCCAGCGAACAGAACTTCAAGGACCGCGTGGCCCTCAAGGGCGTCGCCCCGACCGAGGACGATCACCTCGGCCGCTTCGTCGTCTGCATCGAGCCGATCAAGGCCGGGGCTCTCGGCGTGGCCTGCGCCGCCGGGGTCTGCCAGGTCAAGATCGACGTGCCCGACGAGGACACGGAGCGGCCCTTCGCCGAGGTCGCCGACGGCGTGACCGCCAACCTCGAAGCCGTCCACTCCGGCTCTGCGGACATTCTGTGGCGGGCCGGCGGCACCGGCGTTCAGTGGGCCATCGTCCGCCTCGGCAAGCGGGTCTTGCGGCACCCGTTCCCGGTGGACCTGGCCCAGAGCGGCGGCAGCCAGGGCGATGAAACCACCCCCGCGACGTGGACCTACGACGTGACCGAACCCGAGACCGGCGACTCCCTGGCCACGGGCGTCGATCCGGTCGCCTCGCCGCACAAGTGGCAGCGGCCGGGCGTCGGCCAGATGATCCCGGCCACGTTCGGCTATGCCCATTATGACAAGGACGACCAGCTCGTGCTGGGCTGGATCAACGAGATGGTGGACCAGGAGGCCTGCCAGGAAGAGACGGGGTACTGACGATGGCCACGCGCGGCAAAACGGTGGTGCGCGAGGGCGGCAAGCGCGGCCTGCTGGCTGGCGGCAAGGGCGCGGTCTTCAACGCCGACGATGATTGCCCGGAGTGCTGCTGCAACCCCACGGACGTGCTGGTCCTGACCTGCAACGCCAATCGCATCACCGACGACAACTACACGGTCAAGGTCAACGGCCACGTCGTCGGCAACGTGGTCCACGTGGGCGGCCCGCCGGGCTGCGACAGCCCCGGCACCGGCCTCTGGGCCTGCACCGACCCGACCGTCACGGCCGCCAACCTGGTCAACATCGACGAGACGCTCGGCAGTTGGTGGGGCCAGTGTCAGCCCTGCATCGAGGACAACCAGTGGACGCCCGGCACGCTCGCCCCCGACTGGCTGCTCGACAACAACGAATTGGTGCTGGACGGCACGAGCGACGAGGGCTGTGGCGACTGGGGCGTCATCGAGGTCTGGGCGGTCGATGGCGAGAAGAAGAAGGCGTGTTACCCGCTCCTGGCCGGCGAGTACACCGGCATGGGCATCATGAACCTGTTCGACGGCTGGTTTGACTGGAACCCTCTTCCATGATCCGCGTCACGCCCCAGCAGCTTGAGGCCCGCCTGCGCGAGCGCCCACCGGAGTATCTCTCTGAGATCGCCCCGGCCCTGGTGCGCACGCTCCCGGGCGGCGTCCAGGAATACAACGAGCGGCACCCCGCCTGGCGGGCGGCTGTCAGGAAGTACCGGAAGGCCGCTCACGTCCCCGGCGTGGCCCGCAAGCCGTGCAGCTGCAGCGAGCAGCGCGAGGCCGCCAAGCGCATCATCCCTTACACTCGGGAGCAGCAGATGGCTCAGACGCCGCCTGTCCGACCGTCGTGCCTGGAGTGCGTGGAGAAGCACCTCGGAGCCGCCTGGGTTCTCCTGGCCGAAGCCCGCGACGGCTACGCCACCCGCCTCCGCGCCATCGGCCATCTCCATGAGGCCGAGGATGAATCTCAAGCCTGGCCGGAACTCCACAATGCAATCCGCGACGCGCGCAAGGCATATCAGCAGACGGGCACGGTGCCGGATTTCGAGGCCTTGGCCCGTCTGGTGGCCACCAGCCGTAAGGCGTGAGGGGCCTACTTGTTTTCAGACACTGTGGGCACAATGCCTTTGCACTTGGGGTACTTGTCGCAGCCCCAAAACTGACCACCGGTGTTCTTGCCATGCCGGGCAGTACGCAGGGTCATCGTGCAGCCACAGAGGGGACAGGCCGGTGATGACGACGCCGCAGCAACGGGTTTCTTCGGTGTTGGGGTAGCGGGCCTTGGTGCCGGCGAGTCCGGTGTAACCTTGGTCTTCTCGGCACCAGAGCCAACCCTGAGTGGGCTGATCTGGTTGCACTTCGGACAGACTAGCGAGTAGGCGTCCCCCGACTTCGAAACCTTCAGCTTCTCAGAGCACTTCTGGCACAGTTCCACGATGGGCGTGTTGCCGCCGCAGGCGCTGCACTTGAGGTAGTAGCCGTATGGCCCGTGGGCAACCGAGAGATTCGTCGATTCACACTTGCGGCAGGCAAATTGCCTTTCGACCGGCTGATCATCAGCCTCGGCCAGCTCGGACTCCGAGGCCTCGCGCTCGCCCTGGGCCGGCAGGTCGGCCTTCTGCGGCAGTTCTGTGGCAAACCGCCGGACCTCAGCAATCGGCGCTGGGGCCACATCGCGCTTCAGCAGGAACTGGATGGCAGCGGCGAACTCCTTCTTGTTGAATGCCTCCAGGTCTTCGTCCTTGGTCGAGAGACTGAGTAACCCGGTGTTCAGGGCCTCGTGGTGAGCCAGGATCGCGTGCGGAATCTGGTCGGCCTTCATCACCTGGGGGAACTTCCGCCGGCCGCGTCCCTGAATCTGTCCGTGCGTGGACACGGCCACGTAGTGCATGGGCGTCAGCAGGCGGGCGAAGTGCTTGGTCATCAGGCCGAGCAGTTTGCCCATGAACTCGCTGCGGTGCTCAGTCATGAAGTTGTACAGCGTCTCCTTGTGCCGCCTGGACTGCTCGACCGGCGACTCAATGGGAGTGAAGCGGCGATTGTGGATTCGACCCCACTCGCCGTGTTCGTTGACCGTGATGACCTGGGAGACGCTCTTGGACTCGATGAAGTAGGCGGTCCAGCGGGTCAGCACCAGGTGATCAACCTGGGCGGTGAGGCCGTTGTGCTCGACCTTCAGGTTGTTGAAGACGGCGAACGAGTCGCGGTCCGCGAAGAAGACCTTCAGGTGGTAGGCCATGTCCTTCTCGGCCTGGAGGCCGGCCAAGCAGTACCGGGCCTGCTGCTTCTGGCTGGCGGACAACGAGTTGCCGTCGAGAAGCGTCTGCCACTGCTGGATGGCCGCGGCGTAGTCGATTTCCTTGCAGAGCATGTAAACCTCCCTGGCTGTACCTTACGAAGAGATCGCCCGTGTGAACGCCCAACGCTTGTTCACTGCGTGAGCAACCGTCGGACCTCTCGCCGCCCGAGACCGCGCAGAGCAGCAATCCGGGCCTTGCTCTCGGGGCGGGGCTTGGCCTTGCCCAACTCCCAGTTGCCAACCGCCAGTGTGCTGACACCCACGAGCTTGGCCAGTTCGGCTTGGCTGATGTCCAGCCGACTGCGAAGTGACCGGATCAGGCGTGGCGAAAGGCGAATCGTCGGCCCCTTCTCGCCAGCCACGGTTTCGACTGCGGTCGTCACCTTCCGCTTGGCCTGCTCCTGAGCGAGCGCAGCCTTCATCACCCCGATCTCACGCTCCAGCGAAACCACCCGTCTTCGTAGTCGGCGGACTTCGTCGACGTGCTTGCCCATGAGAGCCTTGGCCTCGCGACGGGCCAACCGTCCGATTTCACTCTTCAGGACTGCCTCTAGCTTGCCCATAGAGTCCTCCGACTTGCGAATGCCCTAGAATCGCAGCCATTGGTGGCAGTATACACATCCCCGTCGACCCAGCAAGGCAAACCCTCGGTCGTTGACTGTCCTTTGACAGAGAGAAAGTCCGCGTCAGGGCGTTAACGGGACTTGCAGTGGCCGTGTCTCTTGAGGTAGAATTGGCAAACGAACGAGGCGCAATAGGGAGTATGACGTGAGCGGAAGAGTATCGGAAAGAAAGCGGCTGATCCGGGTCACGGCCGGGAATATCCGCAATAGCCATATCTATGTTACCGGGCACTACGACTTCTTCCCGGCCGATTGCTTTGGAGACTCCAACCTGGCGCAGGGGCGGGCGGGGAGCAGCATTCGGATTCGCCTGGAGGGCATGCGCAAGACCATTGAGACGGATATCGCGCGCGATGCCAGGACGGGGAAACCCCGCAAAGAATTTCGTGCCAGGACTTGGGTTAGGGAGTTCTTCGAGAAGCACCAGATAAAGCCCGGCGACGTGGTAGCACTTGAACGCATCGGCGAGCGCGACTATCGGCTGTATCCTTTCCACACCGTCGGCGATCGCGAGACTGAGTGGCAGCAAGTCATGGCTCAACCGTTGGATGGGCTCGGCCCCACGGTTCTGGAGTTGTTTGCCGGGTGCGGCGGGATGGCTGTCGGATTCAAGCAGGCTGGCTTCCAGACTGTTCTGGCTGTCGAGTGGGATTCCGACGCCTGTGATAGCTTGCGGGCCAACGTGACCGAGCGCGTAGCTCAATGTGCCGTCGAGGAGATTGTCAAGTTTCCCAAGGCCGATGTAGTGGTTGGCGGCCCCCCGTGTCAAGGATTCAGCAATCTCGGCGAGAAAGTACCCTACGACCCGCGTCGCCAGCTTTGGCGGCATTTCCTGCGGGCAATCGAGGATGCCGAGCCCCGCATTTTTGTCATGGAGAACGTGCCGCCGATCATGAAATCCCAAGAACTGGTGGAGATCTGTGCTGCCACCAAAGCTCTCGGCTTTCATGTGGACAAGTGGGTTCTGAACGCGGCCGACTATGGCGTGCCGCAAACCAGAAAGCGAGCCATCATCATCGGATGGCGAGAGATGACACCGATGAGGCCGCCGCAGACGCACGTGTGCCCCGAAAAACGCACACTCGACACTGCCGACCTCCCGCCTTGGCGGACGGTGAGGGATGCTATCGGTGACCTGCCATTCCGGCCAACGAACGAAGACTGGCACATTGGCAGGAATCCCACGGAGAAGTCGGTGAAGCGGTACGCCTGCATTCCAGCGGGCGGCAACCGTTGGGACTTGCCGCCGCAGTTAACGCCCGACTGTTGGAAACGTAAGACCAAGGGGGGAACGGATCTGTTCGGTCGGCTCTGGTGGGACCGCCCTTCGGTCACGATTCGTACGGAGTTCTATAAGCCAGAAAAGGGACGTTATCTGCATCCCGAAGCGAACCGGCCGATTACGCACCGAGAGGCTGCCCGGCTTCAAGGCTTCGATGACGACTTTGTCTTCTGCGGGAGTAAGATAAGTGTGGCCAAGCAGATCGGCAATGCAGTGCCGCCAGCCTTGGCAGAAGCGATTGCCCGCCATGTGAGGGCGATGCTGGAACAGACCGGCGGCCGCTCACAACTCGTCGCCGCCCATACTGCCAAGTGACGACTACGATTCTTCTTCCGTCTCTTTGCCTTCGTCTCTGTCTTCAACGTCTTTAATAGCTCGCCACACGTTGTCGGGCCACGGCCGGTCTTGGACGAGACGATATGTCCAGTTCCCTTCATCCTTCGACCAGACCTTCTCGATCCGCCAGCCCAGCAGCCTCAGTTGGCGAAGACGCTTCGTCCACTCCGCGCCGCCGCCCACAATAGACAGAAGGTATCTGGGAGGGGCTGAGCCCTTGAACGCCTTGAGCAGTTCGCCAATGCGACGCGGTTCCTCGGGGAAGCTCATGCACTGTCGCATTAGGTCGGCGTCGAAGGACCGGAACAGGTCCTTCTTGCCACCGTTGCACTGCTCGCAGATGGCCCAAAGGTTGCCCGGCTCGTTCCCTCCTCCCCAGTCCAGTGGAATCTTGTGGTCAATGACGAGCTTGATCTTATCGTCCACAATCGTTTTGCCGCACATCTGGCACCGTCCCGCCGCCCCGTTCAAAGCTCGGGCTCGGTCCTTGTTTGAGAGACCGTCGCGGGAACGAGCAGGCCCTACCGGCTGTCGGCTCTTCAGGGAATAGTAGTGCACTCGCCCTTCCTGGCCGACCCGCCCGACGTCGTAACCCAGACCAGCAAGCTCCGAGATGCGGCGGCGAAGCTGTTGCTGGGCATTAAGTGGCAGGCCCATTTGCTGACGCAACTGGTCCAAAGTCACGCGTTCTCCAACGCCGAACGCCAGAAAGGCGTCAAGCAACTGCTGCTGCCGTCGGGTCAGTGCCTTGCGACCTATGGGGTTTGAGTCGGACATGCGAGGATGGTATCATGTGCGGACCGTGGACACAATATCCCACAAGCTTCGCAGTGAGATCATGAGCCGGATTCGAGGGACTGACACGAGCCCCGAGATGACTGTGCGGCGTCTGGTTCACGGCCTCGGATACCGATACCGCCTCCACAAGCGATCTCTTCCCGGTTGTCCAGACCTCGTCTTTTCATCAAAACGAAAGATCATTCTTGTCCACGGGTGCTTTTGGCATCGGCACTCCTGCCGCAAGGGCCAATCATCCCCGTCAACCAACCGCGATTTCTGGATGAAGAAACTTCGGAGAAACGTTGCTCGGGATCGCCGGACGCGATTACAATTGAGACGCGAGGGCTGGGAAGTCCTTATTGTGTGGGAGTGCCACACAACGCCTGCAAAGCGACGGGCACTCATATCGCGGCTTGTCGGCTTCCTTGCTCGGCCAACTCAGAAGCCGGCATCGCGATAGTTGCGTACCGTGTCTGCTAATATGTTGACGAGCGGACTTCGCTCAGTTACAAAGCAGCGTTGACGCTGGTATAGCTGCGAGCACACTTCCATCACGCGTCCGTCGCAGCCACTGCGAGGGGGCTATATGCTGCGGGTCCACGGGGTTGAGGAAACACCGGAGGCGCTGGCCGCAAACCACCTAGCGACTCTTGCGCAAGAGGCTTGGCCCTGGATACGCAACGATGATGACTCCATTCTCCATATCATCCCCAGTGTGAAATGCCACGGCCAACTCGTCCGCGATCTGGATGTCGTCATATTGGGTGCCTTCTCCGACAGAGCGACTTTCAGGCCGTTTCTGGGCACAGGACCCTCTGAGGATCGGCGTGGAGCCCCTGACCGTATCTACGTTAGAAGCCTCTGTTGTATTGTGGAACTCAAAGAGCATGACCAACACGGGGTGCGATTTGAGGGCTCCAAGGTCCACGTTACCTATGATCGGGGAAGAACGTTCAAAGATGCCAGTGAACAGGTAGAACGGCAAGTGTATTCGTTGCGCTCTTATCTGCAAAGCCAAGGGGTCGCCTCGCCGTTCATCACCGGCCTCGTATGGCTGCGAAACGTTAGCAACCGTGATCTTCCACCACGACCTCACAACATCGTCGGCGGCAACCTATCGTGGGATATGCTGCTAAACGTCATTTCCCAGCTAGTTCGCGTAACGAGATCGCCGGACGGCCGCTGCATGCTTGACCCAATCGGACACTCGGACTGCGGCAAGATAGTCGAACCACTCTGCAGGCGGTTGGAGCCGACGGCTCTTGACCGTGTTCGCATGGATCGGATCAGCAAGGCTGCGTTGGACCGGCAGTGGTTGTCTGCAATTGGAACGAAGCAAATCGTCTTTCGCGGTCGTGGCGGCACGGGGAAGACGGTAATCCTTCTGCAATTGGCTTGGAAGGCCTATGAGCAGGGTGCCTCCAGATCGCTCGTCTTGACGTACAACACAGCACTTGTCGCCGACATCCGTCGGCTGCTCACGCTACTGGGGCTGCCAGATACCAGGGCGGTCCAGATCAGGACTCTGCACTCTTTCCTGTGGAGCATCTTCCGTGCTCTTTCCATACCGGAGGAGAAGGAAGACGGGATTGCCGACTTCGAGAAGCTCAAGAAACGCACCTTAGACTTCTACGCAGCCGGCGTACTCACCGATAAGGACATCTCGCGTGCCCTGGCCGCCACGCCAGACGAACTGGAGTGGGACTACCTGCTGTTGGACGAAGCCCATGACTGGAATAAGGACGAAAGAGATCTGCTGCGAATTCTGTATCGATCACACCGTTTTGTCATTGCTGATGGCGTGGATCAGTATGTGCGGAACCAGGTCTCATGCGATTGGCGTGCTGGGTTGACCCCCGATGAATGCCGCGTCATCAAGTTGCAGACGTGCCTACGCATGAAATCGAATCTTGCTCGTTTTGCAAATCTGCTGGCGTGCAGGTTGAACTTGGAGGGGTGGGTGGTCCGCGAGAATGAAGAGGCTACTGGCGGACGTGTTATCATCATCGACGGCGAGTACTTCAGCGAGCCACGTACCCATACAGCCATCCTGGATGCGAACTACGCTGCGGGCAATCGCACGGTCGATATGCTCATGTGTGTTCCGCCAACCCGGGTGCGAACAACCGATGGTGGTGTGCGCCGTTCACACGCCGCCGAGCACCTTGAATCGCTTGGGCTGTCTGTATGGGATGGCGCCGCAGAAGACGTGCGCCGCTCATATCCAACTTCAGTTGATCAGCACCGCATTATCCAGTATGACTCCTGCCGTGGGCTTGAGGGATGGACCGTGATCAACCTTGGGCTTGATGAGTTCTTCGAGTACAAGGTTAACGAATGGCGGCTCCGCTCAGTGTCCCCGTCGGAACCAGGAGCCTTTGAGAATGACAGTCAAGCAGCGTCGCAATACGCCTCGCGGTGGATGATGATTCCGCTTACCCGAGCCATGGATACTCTTGTTATCACGATTACTCGGAGGCCCTCGGCGGTACGCGAGGCCCTGACACACGTGGCCGAAGCATGTCCCGACATCGTGGAGTGGCGAGCCCAGGACTGAGGAGGCAATACATGGCAAGCTACGATCAGTGGAACGACGCGATCATAGAGTATTTCACGTCAAACGTCGAGCCGGGAGCCCCGGTATTCCTGAGCCTGGATGACGAAGTCGTGGGAACGATAAACGTTGGTTCCGAACGGAGCGATGACGCCGCTGTGCAGGATTTCGTCGATGCAGTCCGTGGCCAATGGGTGAAAGGACGAAGAGTCGATCTAGGTTTGGCGGCTCGCAAGGATAGGAAGGGCGTTCCCAGATGTGCGGGTTTCCTTGCAGCGATGGTCCTAGCGGCCAGCAGGATGGCGGTTGACGATGATCAGATGATTGATGACTCCAACTACTTCGCCCGGCTGAGGGAGATTCTTGGCATCGAGGGACTGGGGCGCCCGCAGGGGCTGCTGCCCGCGGGGATTGAAGAGGGGATGTGGTTGACTTGGAGCAAATGGCTGCGCGGTTCCGGCCTTGTGTCTACCGCAGTCAAGGGTGAAGGGCCCTGGGCATTCATTAGTTATCCGATATCGCAGACAATTCTGCGAGAGGGTGACAAGCAGCGGCTGACCACAGTATTCGCAGACCAGATACGCCAGGGACGCCTGCCAAGAAGACTCGATCGTCCTGCGCTTGGGGCATGGATTCGTAATCCATCACACGCTAGTCTGCTGAATCGCAGACACCTCCGGGACATTATCGAAGACGAAGATTCACGTCGACTGGACGCACTCATTGAATCTGCCTTTGACATCTACGTAGCAACCGATGCGGGCGCGCTTCGAGACGCTGGCCGGAGAGGGGCGCGACTGTCGACTCCGCGGCTGTATGGAGGATTATACCGCACAGAGGATGTGTTCACGGGCGATGTCAAGTACCTCCTGTACGCACAGCAGTCCGCAAGGGCCGCCCAGACTGGGCTGAGTATTCGGCGCAGTCCTCGCGCCGCTCCTGAGCCTCTTGTGCCGGATAGGCGCGGGTGGTACAGGCCGTTGTGGGAGATACAGCCAGATAGTGGTGGCACCTACAGCGTCGAGGGTGACGAAAGAGTGAAGGAACTCATCGTTGCGAAACGGTCGTTCTGGATTTTGGTCCAGGACGAGGAAAGCCCCAATAGCGGGGTCTACGCCAACTGGCGCCCACCCGAGCCAGCCGAGTTGTTTCTCTTGCTCTGCAAAGGCCTGTACGACAAGCAGATGAAAATCCTCCGCGAAGCGGATCTTGTGCGGTGGAGCACGAAGAGCACCATCAACTGTGGTGGAGATGAGTGGAGCGAGTACCACGATTGTATGATCCTGAGCCACGTCTGGGACGAGGTCTTGCCTATGCGAGGCTGCGAAGATCTGTGTGACGAACTCCGGCCTGCCGGCTCGATGACCATTGCATTCGAAGGGGGGCTGCGGCACCCGCGACGGAAAGCGTGGATGGACGGTTTCCAGCCCCAAATCAGCGTCTACTCTTTTCGTGACTCTCTTGTGTTGCTGCGGGTCACCGATGATGAGGGTGCGGAAGTGTTCCACGACGATGTAGAGGCAAACACTCGCACCCCTTTGCCAACGTTGCCAGCAGGACGATACTTTGTGGAGGCAATCACACGAGGGCGTTGTATGGCCAGCAAAATGCTTGAGATCGACCTCTTCGCGAATTTGGACTGCCGGATTCCCGATGCCCCATGTAGCTTCGCTATGGGACCCCTTCTCCTGAGGGGACCACGAATACTCAACGACAAGGAGGTTTGAGCGTGGCTCTCGTGTACTATGCTTGTATGTGCGCTGGTATGCCTGCCAACATCTTGACCAGGATCAGGAATGCGGTGCGACAGCAGCGAATGGGGCACCGAATTCCCCTTGTCAAGGTTGAGAAGAGGCCCCGTGGCCAGTTCTACCTGTTTCTTGGGGTCGAATGCCGAGAAGGCGCTTCCCTGCCCGAGCAGGTGTCCGATGTATGTAGGACTGCTGGCATCGCTCAACCGCTGCCGCAGCAACTGACGCTCGAACAGATCCAGTGCATGGTCAGAGGGGAATTCGATACGGGCAGCAACCATCCCTTTCTGTATCTCTACGATGCCCGGGTCCGTGGAGACGCAGCGCGCGATGACGATGCAGATGGAGTGGCCTCGGAGAGTTCTGCAACGTTCGAGTATCTCCAGGCTCATGAGCAGTTGCTGAACTGGTTGTCGGCTCAGGGAGAAGGTTCCTGGGAGACCTTCTGCAGTGCCTGCGGCTTGCTGCTTGGTGCTCTTGACGGTGCTCGTGGCGGTCAGTTGTCTCCGTATACTGTTGCCCGACGCCTATCATTGCTGGGACACATTGAGTACTCGTTACAGACGCGACGGTGGTCGGTGAATTCACCTGCTGTTGTCAAGTCAGTAGCGGACCCCGACCTCTGGTTCCTGT